GGGTTCTATGAAAGAACCAGTAGCAAAGAAAACTATGCCATTGTTAGATTTGGATGGCAAAGAGATGGATTTAAGAGCTGAGGGTGGTTTTGTGCCAATAGGTAGAATGGAAAAAGCAGATGATGTCCCTGCAAGATTATCTAAAAATGAGTTTGTATTTACAGCTGATGCTGTTAGAAATGCAGGTGATGGAGATGTGGACAAAGGCGCAGAAGTTATGTATAACATGATGAAGAACCTCGAATCCGGGGGTGACGTATCTAAGGAATCGCAAGGATTAGAAGGCGCAAGACGAATGTTTCAAACATCACAAAGACTAGAGGAAGTATTATAATGGCTACACAAACTACAAGAACATTACCCGCACAATTTGTCGAAGATTTAGGAAGAGACCTAGCAACACAGATCACGGCACAATCAGGTGTACCCGTAGTAGCAACAGGTTTAGCCGGCATATCACAACAACCAGGTGAATCTGCAGAAGATTTTGCAGCTAGACAAGATGCAGCCAGAGCATTTACAACAAGGCAACAGAGTCTAGCAGGACTTGCACCAACAGTTGCAGGTCAAGATGCATTACAACAACAAGCACAATCAATAGCAGAGGCGAGAGCAGGACAGACAGGACTCGCAGCATTTCAACCATTTCTAGATAAAGCACAAGCAGCAGCAACAGATGCAGGAACAGCATTAGGTGGAGTAGGTTTAGGACCTATAACAGCGCAACAACTATCAACTATTGATAGAGACCCATCGTCTGCTACTTTTGGTCAAACAATTACACCCACATTAGCAGCTGGGAGTTTCATGTCACCGTTTCAATCACAGGTGATTGACGCAACACTCGCAGAATTTGATCGTAATAGAGATATACAAGAACAACAGATTAGAGATCAACAAGCAGCTTTGGGTGTGCTCGGCGCTGGTCGAGCGGGCGTACAACTCGCCGAGTTTGGTACGGGGGCGGCAAGAGAACGTGCATTATTACAAGCAGGTCTTTTGCAACAAGGTTTTGGTCAGGCACAAGCCGCAAGACAACAGGATATAGCTAATAGAGGAGCATTAGCTGCACAACAACAAGGATTAGGTGGCTTTCAAGCTGGATTAGGAGCACAAACAGCAGGAATAGCAGGGGCAAACATTTCACGTTTAGGTTCATTGGGCGCACTGAATCAGGCGCAAGAACAAGCTAGAAAAGATGCAGAAAGAGAAGCAGCAAGACAGGCTACATTCCTACCACAGGAACAATTAGATAGATTTGCTGGACAGGTAACAGGAATCATGGGTGGATATCCGGCAGCATTCCAATCAACTAATGTACCAAACCCAACACCATTACAGACAGCTCTTGGTATAGGAACAACATTAGCTGGTATATACACAGGATTTAATCCACCAGTGCAAAGATTTCAACAGATACCAGGAAAATAGTAATGATGAACAGGATATTAAAGAGACCGATGTTTAGGATAGGTGGCTCTGCAGGGACAGGGATCACGTCTGGGTTAGATAGAAAACCACTTAAACAAGGAACCGACCTAGAAGATCGTACTTTTAAAACCGATGTAGGCGCAGCCATTGACGCTGCTAATGTTGCAAATGACCCTCGTGTTCAAAGAACATTATTCTCTACTCCAGGAGGTTTTGGACCAGGAAGTGCAGGAGGTTTTCTAACATCTTTGGGTTTAAATATATTAAACAGGCCACCTTCAGGTTCTGGCTTTGGTGGATTATTAGCGACTGCTGCTGGAGCAGCAGAAGAACCTTTTAAAACTTTTCAAGCTGCAAACCTAGCAAGAGCTGATGATCGATCAAGATTTGCAAGAGATCTATTCGTGGATGAATTACAAGGACAAAGAGATTTAGAAGAGCAAAGATTAAAAAATTTAAAATCGAACGAAGTAGAATATGCTAAAAAACAAGCAGCTGATGCTATAGGTCAAATATATCAAACAGATATTAATGAAATACAATCTAAAATTGATAATTTAGATCCAAGCGCTGACATTGAACAAATAGAAGAGTTTAATAAACAAATAGCCGAACTAAAGAAACAATCAAAAGCAGATCAAAAAGCAATATATTTAGGCTCTGAAACAGATCAAGAGTATCAAAGGAAACTTATATTAAAATTAGTAGGTGCAGGAGAGGTTCTTGAAGATATACTTAGATACTTCCCTAATGCTGTTGATATTATGGGACCTGGATTTGTATTTCCTGAAAGAGAAGAAGAAAAAGCTGAGGGTGGTAGAATAGGTTATAGACAAGGAACAAAATTAATGGAATCAGTGGTAGAACAAGAAAAAGAACAGGGTGAGGTACAGGATTTATCTTACACACAGCTAAGATCAAGATTACCTAATGAGATATCGAATGAGATTGTAATGTTACTTGCTAATAGCAAACAGGCGTTATTAGATTTTGCAAATATACAGACAACTCAAGACATACAAAGTTTTAATCAACAATACGACGTAAATTTGACATTACCACAGGGAGCGTAGATGGAACCCTTTAAAAAGAAAGATCTAGAAGTAGAAGCTTCAGAAATACAAAAATCTATAAAAAATAATATTGCAAGACCAAGTAAACCAGTAAAGTTTACATGGAAAGGTGCAGCTGATTTTTTAATAAGTGCAAGTAATACTCCACTAGGGCGATACAATATATCAACACTATTAGATAAATCTAAACCACGAATCACGGATCTTGCAGAGGGTAAAACAAAACCACAAGAAAAAGATTACATAGATTTTTTTGAGGACATGGAAAAATCTGTGTTTGGTGCAGCACAGAGTTTAGGATATTCGTTTGGTGATTTAGCTACAACGGGAATAGATATAGTTGCAGGAACTGGCCTTACAGAAAAATTAGATGAGGTTTACGAACAAAATAAAATAGAAAGTCCAGAAACATTTATTGGTTCTGTAAACAAAGTTTTAATTGAATTTGGTGTGCCTGGTGGTGCAGTGGTTAAAGTATTAAATAGAGCAAATAAATTATTTAAAGGTAAAAAAGCTGCACAAGCAGCAGTCGCAACAGGAGCAGGAGCAAACGCTGTAAATATTGCAAAAAGAGCAGGATATATGGCAACAGCTTTTGGCGCTACAGATTTTATAGTAGCAAACCCTGACAGAGAAAATCTGGTATTAGAAAAAGAAAACGAAGAGGGCCTATCTGGTAGAGATCTTGCCCTTGCTCGGTTTAGAAATAGAATAAGATTTGGAGCTGAAGGAACAGTTGTAGGTGGTGGTTTTGGTTTACTCGGTAGACCACTTGCAAAGATTGCAACACTTGGAGCAAAGTACGGATTAATGAAACCTGCAGGTTATGCATTAACAGGTGTTGACACATTAGTTGTAAGACCCGTAACATATCTTGCGGCTAACATACCTGGATCCACTGCCGCTGGTAAAAAAATTAGACAGGCTAGTAGTTTTGCAATCGATAAAGCATTGTCTACAGCAATAACATTAAATCCTAAAAAACAATTACCAGAGTTTAGTAAATGGAGAATGTTTTCTATAAAAAGTTCAGATCCATTAGAAAAAAGATTAAAAAAGATAGATAATTTTTTAGCAGGATTTAGATCATTAGGTAGACAAACGGGTCTTGGTTTTCAGTTTACAACAGGTGCGAAAAGAGAAATCAAAGCAAGATCAAGAACTATAGAAAAATATCTAGAGTCTCTTGATAAAAAATCATACGATCTAGCAAAATCTTTTGAGGGTCAGTACAACACAATGACTACATCACCAGCTAGTAAGGAGTATTATCTAGATCAGGTGTTGTCATATTTAAAAGGACAGACAAAAAAATCAGCTTTACCAAAAATATTACAACAAACTGCAGAAGATCTAAACAAAGAAATAATACAAAGTAAAAAAATATTTGGTGAACTTTTACCAAAAGGTGATCTTAAAGATTTTATATTAAATAATGTAAAAACATACATGAGAAAATCTTTTGCTGTATTTACTAATCCAGAATACATGCCAGATAAAAAAATAACACAAGGTGCAACTAAATGGATTTTAGAAAACGTCGTAAAGAAAAACAAAGATTTAAAAGAATCTGCTAAAACATTAAAGACTAGTAAAATGACTGATGCACAGGCACAGAATGCTTTCGCAGAATCTTTAATGAATAAAATACTAACACACACAAAACAAGATGGTATTGACCCATTAAAATTATTACAACAAGTATCTAAAAATCAACTACGATCTGATAAATTAATTAAAACAGGAGAAGAATTACCCGATGCGATTAAAAGATTATTAGGTGAGGAAGACAACCTAAAAGCATCTGTATTACAAACAACATCACATGCAATAACGCAAGCTGTTAATAAACAAACTTATGATGCTTTAGCAAAAATAGGTATAGAAGAAGGTTGGCTATATGCAGATGAGGCAGCAGCCACGGCTGCACGAGCTTTTGATGCTGTTAAAGTTGGTGAATTAAAAGGTCTTGGTATTTTAAAAAGTGGTATATCTAAGCTGTACGCCTCAAAAGATATGGCAGCAGCTTTACAAGGTGTGCCTGGAACTTTTGATAATTGGATACAAAGTTCAGCGTATAGAAATATTTTACAATTTAAAGTAGCAACACAGTTTGGTAAAACAGTATTATCCCCTGCAACACAGGTTAGAAACGTAACCTCAGCTAGCATGTTTCCATTAGCTAACGGACACATAGGTGGTAGAGCATCTGTGACTGAATCTATTAAAATGGTTGTTGATGATATATTTGGTGCAGGCAAAATTATCGATGAAACAAAATTTATAAAAAATTTAGAAAACAAAATACGTCTTGGTGTAATTGATGAAAACATTGTGGCATCAGAATTAAAAGCAGTATTACAAGATATACGTGCAGGTGCAAAAGTTAAGAATTTAGATAGTTTATTAAATAAACTATCTAAAACAAGAATGATTAAAACAGCAACAAGAATATATGCTGGAGGTGATAACCTTTGGAAATGGTATGGTCATGAGTATGTAAAATCACAAATGAGATCCATGTATAAAAACGTAGATGATATTGCAAGATGGACTGAAGAGATAACCGGTAGAAGATTTGTAAGAAACAATACATTTACTGGAGCTAAAAAAACATTTGAAGATGCATTAGATGAGGCAGCTGCTTGGCAGATAAGAAACACTTATCCAACATACAGTAAAGTACCACAGGTAATTCAAGATTTAAGAAAACTACCATTTGGTAATTTCGTGTCTTTCCCTGCGGAAATGATTAGAACTACATACAATATAGTAAGCATAGGTTTAAAAGAAGCAACATCATCAAACCCACAATTAAGACAGATGGGTTATAGAAGATTACTTGGAGCTTTTGTTACATTGGGTGGTGCAGAAAAAGGTGCATCAGCAATAGCACAAAATCTAACAAGTGTAACTACAGAACAGGTTGATGCTTACAAGAGAAGTTTAGCAGCTCCATGGAATTCTAGAGCAGCGATATTGCCAATCAATACCTGGAAAGATGGTAAAGGCAAAGCTATTAACTTTTCATACTTTAGTCCGTACGATGTTGTTACACAACCTGTAAGAGCAGCGTTAAAAACATTAGAAGAAGGTAAATTAAAACAAAGGGATGCGGACGACATTGCATTTAATTTATTTTTAGGAGCTGATGGACCTGTAAGAAAACTAATAGATCCATTTGTATCTGAGTCTATCGCACTAGAAAAAATATCCGATGTTATACCTAGAGGACTCATAGTCGGAGGTAGAGGTGGTGAAACCAAAACAGGTAGTAAAGTATATTCACCCACAGACGATGGACCAACTAAGTTTATAAAAAGCTTTGGGCATATTATAAAAGGTGTTAGACCAACAGCAATTGATACAGGATCTAAAATAATTAAAGGTTTAGAAAAAGATGTCAAACGTGGTGGTCAACCAGTAACATTAGAGGATGAATTACTAGCATTATTCTCAGGTATTAGAATTATTAACGTAGATGTGCCAAGAACTATGCAATACAAAATTACAGACTATAATAAAAAATTTAAATCTGTAACCACTGCAGAAAAATTTTTTAGTTTGCAAGATTATCAAAGAAGAGGACCTCTTGTGATCGCAGATGAGTTTAGAGATATTCAAGAAGAAACGTTTAGAACAAATCAAGATTTTTATTTTATATTGCAAGATGCGATGAGAGTGGGCGTGTCTGAAAGAGAATTAAAAAAATTAATGAGACGTAGAGGTATGTCCGTAAAAAATGTTAAAAAATTATTAAGAGGAAAGAATATTCCATACACTGCATACAAAGAGCGTATGAAAAAAAGAGTAAAAGAGGCAGAAGAAATAGGAAAAGAACAAGGTCAAGGTAAAGTTAATAGAGATTATTTTTATCCAAGAAGATTATTAAGAGACATAGAGAGAGAATATAAAAATAAAGAATTAAATACAGCTCCGCCAGAAATAGAACCTGTATCAGAGGTACCAGTAGAAGACACAACTACAACTGCATCACTACCTACACCTGAAATACAAACACCGCCACTGCCAAATACACCAATGCCAGTGATTAGAACAACAGCATTACCGAGTGTAAATACTAACTTGACACGAACACAGCAAGCCTTATTATCACCGGAAGAGCAAATTATTGCTAGTAGGAGAACAACATAATGGCGAGAAAATCGGCACTACAAAAAATTGAATCACACGAAAAGCTTTGCAGGATAATGCAAAAGCAGACGTTTGAACAAATAAAAGAAATGCAAGATAGAATTAAAAGACTAGAATATTGGATAGTCGGCGGCATGGGAGCAGTGCTATTAATTTTATTAACGGACATAGCATGAATCTTACACGGAACTTTTCTTTATTAGAGCTTACCAAAAGTGACACTGCCATTAGGAAGGGAATTGATAATGAACCTAATGCTGATCAAATAGATAAATTAAAATTACTTTGTGAAAATATTCTTCAACCGGTACGTGACCATTTTGGCAGGGTCAAGGTGACAAGCGGTTTTCGTAGCGTGGCATTATGTGAAGCCATTGGCAGCTCAGCAAACAGCCAACATGCTCGTGCAGAAGCGGCGGATTTCGAATGTCCAGGTGTAGACAACGTTGAACTTTTTGATTGGATTAAATCTAACCTTGAACCAGATCAATTGATCCTCGAGTTCTACACTCCTGGCGAACCCAACTCGGGATGGATCCACTGCAGCTGGATACCAGAAGGCAGACGTGCATCATTCTTACATGCGTTTAAAGAAGGTAGCAGAACAAAATACAAACCAATATTAGGAAAAGCAAAAGAACTTTTTGCTTAAATCCAAGCTTTTAATTCTTCACCAAGGACTTCAGATGCAATATTTATTTTATCTCTTAAAGCCTTCACGATCTTCTCGTCAACAGTGTCCTCACAAATCAGATCGACATAAGTTACTTTTTTGTTTTGTCCTATTCTGTGTGCTCTGTCTTCTGACTGCAATCTCTTTTCTAGGTCATACCCATTAGAATAATAAATAACAGTGTTTGCTTTTGTAAGTGTAATACCATAACCACCGGTTTGAGTCGTGCCCACAATAAATCTACAAGCATCTCCATTTTGAAATCTTTTAATATTCTCTTGTCTTTCTTCTTGTGGTGTTAATCCATAATAGTCAACCACGGATCCCGGACCATACTCGTCACTTATTGCTTTTATAATTTGAGTCACATCTCTTTGATAGTTAGCCCATATAATAGCTTTACCTTCTATTTCCTCTAATACACTCATCAACTCTGTAATTCTGTTATTTGGTATTAATTGTGTAGACCCATCATCAGCAGTAAAATGACCACAAGTTATTTGATGTAATCTCATGAGTTGTGTAAGCACAGTCATTGTAGAGGTAACCTTACCATTTAAAACAGCCATGGCTGATTTTTTCATTTGTTCATAAATTTTTCTTTGATCTGAAGTAAGAATTATATGTCTCTTTGTAAAATTTTTAGGAGGTAAATCTAAACAATCTTCTTTTAAAACTCTGTAAGAAAATTTTTGTAGACTTTCAGATAACTCTGCTAAATTTTTAAATTCATCAACAACTTGAATAGAACGGCCACGAAGATGCATGGTTTTCATCTCTGCATATCTGTTACGAAAAGCATAATAAGAAGTAAAATCTAAAAGGTATGGATCTAAAAATTCACACTGTGTGTACAAATCCAAGGGATTTTTAGTAACAGGTGAACCTGTCATGATACGTCTGTATTTTGCATACTTACCAAGACCTATAATATTTTTAGTTCTTTTAGCGGTTGGTGTTTTAATTGTTGTCGATTCATCAATGGCCATTAAAACTTTGTGAGAGTTTAAAAATTTAGACGCAAACTTGACACCTTTGTCGGTACTAAACGCTTCAACATTCATAACCAAAATATGTAAAGCAGTTTCTGTTTCAAATAAACTTTCTAATTTTTCTTGTTGTTTTTTTGTAATATTTGGTTGCCACAATACTGTCACATTTTCTATGTGGTTTGGTAGATGTGTAGGAAGTTCTTGTTCATACCACGTTTTTATAACACCTTTAGGTGCTATAATTAATCCACCATCTATCTTACCTTTATCATAAAGCATGGCCATGTTATCAATTAACACCTTTGTTTTACCTGTACCCATTTCCATAAAATACGCATAGGTTTCTTTATGCCATGACTTTTCTAAAGCAGTCAATTGATGCTTATATGGTTTAGTCTTAAATTTATAATTCATCTTTCTATTGACTTTAATATAAAGGATGTTATATGATTTGTCAATGTCAGAAAGTAATAAATACGAAAATTTAAAAAATAATTTTGTATCTACGGTTTATGTAATACAAGAAATCGCTGGTACACGTGCAGGTAATCCTAAAATTAATATTATGGGTGCATCTAATTATGGTCAATTTAAATTTTTATTACCAGAGTTTTCACAAATAATTTTTTCACCTGGACCACTCGTGTATAAGTTGAGACAAGGTTTAAAAAATTTTAAGAAAAGAGATTATTTACTACTTACAGGCGATCCTGCAATTATTGGTGTTGCATGTTCTATTGTATCTGATATTACCGGAGGTAAATATAATTTACTTAAATGGGACAAACAAGAAAGAAAATACTATCCAATAGAAATAAACTTATATGAAAGAGGAGAAATAGATGAGCATTAAACAACAAATAAAATTCAAAGATGAAATAAACTTTGAGGCAGATCAACAAGATGCAATGAAAAGAACTGAGGGTATTCAGTCTCTTGCAGATCAAGTTGAAAAGTTAGAGGACTTACAAAAAAGACTCGAACTACAAGAGGACAATATTAAAAATACTAAATCAGAAATACAAAAAGTTTCTGGTGACATCATACCAACTATGATGTCAGAGATGGGTTTAGCAGAATTAAAACTTCACGATGGATCACATCTAAAAGTTTCAACGTCGTATCGAGCTACTATAACGGAAGCAAATAAAGAGGCGGCGTTTAACTGGCTTCGTGAGAATGGACTAGGGGATATAATCAAAAACGAGATATCCGTATCCTTTGGTCGCAACGAAGATAACAAGGCGGCTGATTATGCCGAACTTGCGAAGGGTCAAGGGTTTCAACCAACACAAAAGATGAAGGTTGAACCCATGACTCTGAAAGCGCTAGTCCGTGAGCGTATTGAGGCAGGAAAAGAAATGCCAACGGAAATCTTCGGGGTGTTCTCGGAGAATAAAACTACAATAAAAAGGAACAAGTAACATGAACCAAGTAGCAACAAAAAAAGAAGGAGCATTAGCGACAAATTTATTTGAAGCTGATGCAAATCAAGGTGCTCAAAATATATCGCAAGAAGATCTTGCGTTGCCTTTCTTAAAAATTTTGGGACAGCTATCTCCAGAGGTTAACAAAAGAGATGGTAAATATGTCGAGGGCGCAGAACCTGGACTTATAATCAATACAGTTACAAATGAATTGTACGAAAGTCTTAATGTAATACCTTGTCATTATAAAAGACAATACATTGAGTGGCAGGACAGAGGCACTAGCACTGGTGCACCTGTTGCAATTCATGAGGCTGACAGTGATATAATTAGTCAAACCACAAGAGGCAAAGACTATAAAGATAGATTAGCAAACGGTAATTATCTAGAAAACACTGCAAGTCATTTTGTATTGGTGGGAGGTGATAACCCGCATACTGCTTTGATATCCATGAAATCTACTCAATTAAAAGTTAGTAGAAAATGGAATTCAATGATGATGGGTTTAAAAATGCAGGGTAAAAATGGATTATTTACTCCGCCTACATACAGCCACATTTATAATCTAAAAACCGTGCAGATGTCTAACGACAAAGGAACATGGTTTGGTTGGGATGTGTCTAAAGTTGGTCCTGTTGAACAAAAAGATTTGTATGACATGGCTAAAAACTTTGCAACTAGTGTAGGTAAAGGTGAGATCCAAGCTAAACACGGAACTGAAGAGACCACAAAGTCTAATTCAAATTACTAGATCCTAGGTAGTGGGCGTCGAAGCTAGCGTGGAAACGCCCACTTATAAAATATGATTGATAAGTTTAAAAACATATTTGAAGGATTGGACCGTGCGCATGGTGTCACCATTGTTGGTGAATCAAATGGTAATGGCACTAAAGTAAAAGGTAAATCATTTGTAAAACGAGAGCCAGTTACTAATGAACTATGGCAAAAACATTTAAATGGTGCAGATAGTTTAGGTGTAATACCAATCAACGATGATAACAAATGTAAATGGGGCTGCATAGATATTGACTCTTACGCAGGATTTGATCATCAAAAACTCATAAACAAAATTAAACAATTCAAGTTACCACTAATCGTGTGTAGATCAAAGTCTGGTGGTGCACATGTATTTTTATTTACAAAAGATTATGTGTCAGCAAGTTTGATGCAAGATAAATTAAATGAAATTAGATCTGTTCTAGGTTATGGTGGATCAGAAGTTTTTCCAAAACAGAGAGAATTAAAATCGAAAGATGATACAGGAAATTTTCTTAACTTACCATACTTTAATTGTAGTAATACAACAAGATATGCCTTTCTTGAGAATGGTGAAGCTGCTACACTAGACAGTTTTTTTGAATTAGTAGAAAGATATAAACAAGACGACATCAGCACAATAGAAGTTAAAAGACCAGAAACTCCATACTCTGATGGACCACCATGCATAGAACTTATGGTGCAAAACAAAGTTACAGAGGGTGGTCGAAATAATGCACTATTTCATTATGGTGTGTATGCAAAATCTAAATGGCCAGAAAATTGGAAAACAAAATTAATTTTATTTAATGACTCTGCAATGGCACAACCATTGTCAGATATAGAAGTAAACATCATAACAAAACAACACGAGAAAAAAGATTGGGGATATAAATGTAATGATCAACCAATGTGTAGTTTGTGTGATAAAAAATTATGTAAGACAAGAAAGTTTGGTATAGGTCAAGAGATAACATTTCCTAATCTTACAGACTTACAGGTTGTTGCATTAGAAGAACCATACTATTACATGAATGTGGATGGTGATAGATTATATTTAGACTCTGCAAAACATTTAACAAACCAAAGTTTATTTCAAGAGGAGTGTGTAAAACAATTAAGATTTAATCCACCAACATTAAAAACAAATGATTGGAAGAAACTTACAAATATATTATTAGAAAATGCAGAAGTAACAGAGCCTGCAGAAGGCACAGGCACAAAAGATATATTACGAAATTATCTTGAAGACTATTGCGTAAATAGAATTCAAAAAGATGATTACGAAGATTTAAAAAATGGTGGCACATACACTAAAGAGGGCTATCATCATTTTGTATTTGACAACTTCTTTCATAACTATCTTTCAAGAAAACATTGGAAGGTGCCATATCAAAGAACATCACAAATGTTAAAAGATAATTTAAATTGTACAACAAAGCGTGTAGGTAAACACAAATTGTCTGTATTTGTTGTAACTAGATTTGATAAAAAAGAAGAAACATATAAACCAAAACAATTTAAGAAAGATAATTATTAATGAGAACAATAATATACGGACCACCAGGCACAGGTAAAACACATACTCTATTGCAACACATAGAAAAATTTCTTGAGACAACTGAACCTGATAAGATTGGATATTTTACATTTAGTAAAAACGCTGCCATAGAAGGTAAAGAAAGAGCTGCAATTAAATTTAGACTATCTCTGTTGGATGATCTACCATACTTTCAAACTCTACACTCTTTTTGTTTTAATCAACTTGGTTTAAGTAAAGATCAGGTTATGAAAGAAAAACATTATAAAGAATTAGGAGAGAAGATGGGATTAGAGATAGAAGGAACACAACAAGATGAGGATCATGATAGTGTATTTTATTCAAAGAATCCATACATACAATTAATAAATATAGCACGATCAAAAGAAATAGATCCTGTAAAATACTATCATCTTACAGATAATCAACAGGTGTCATTAAATAAATTAAAAATCATATCAGAAGAATTACAAAATTATAAAAAAGAAAATGGTCTGGTGGATTTTCCAGATATGATAGAAAAATTTTTACAAGGTGGTGATACACCAAAATTAAGAGTCATGTTTGTAGATGAAGCACAAGATTTAAGTTTAATACAATGGAAGCTAGTAAGAAGAATAGAAGAATCCTCTACAGATTCTTTTATTGCAGGAGACGACGACCAGGGTATTTACAAATGGAATGGTGCACATGTAAATACTTTTATAAATTTAGAAGGGACAAGAGAGATATTAGAACAATCACATAGGGTGCCACAAAAACCTTTTGAAATTGCAAACAAGATTATTAACAAAGTTAAGAACAGGGTAGATAAAAAATATTATCCAAAAGAAAAAGAGGGATCTGTAAAACGTTGTCAAAGTTTACATGAAATAGATTTTACAGAGGGTAAGTGGTTAGTGTTAGCTACAGCAAACTATATGTTAAGTGACATAGGTGATGTGCTAGATGAAAAAGGATTGTATTGGCAAAGAAGAAAAGCGACACCAAGAGTTAAAAACATATACGAAATCATACAAAAATGGAATGAGTTAAAGACTGGCATACCAATGCATTTTAACGATTGTAAAAAAATATTTAACAAAATGAATAAAAACTGGGACAAAAAATTATTTAAGGCTATGGTTAAAGATCAATTCTATAGCATTGATGATTTAAAAGAAAAATATGGTTTACAGACAGAGGCAGATTGGAAAGAAGCGTTAGATGAATTGGGTGATGAAGATATAAAAAAAATAACAAAACTAATGAAGACAGGAGAAGACTTAACTAGAGACCCAAGAATAAGTGTTTCTACAATACATGGCGTAAAAGGTAATGAAAGAGAGAATGTAGTTGTAACAACAGACTTGTCAAATGCAGCGTTTATTGATTATGAAAAAAATCCAGACGATACACATAGATTATTTTATGTTGCATGCACAAGAACAGAAAACAATTTATTTATAATCGAACCACAAAGGAAAAAAGCATATGACATCTAAAGTATGGGACAAACAACACGGAGGATCACACTATCAAAAATATAAAATTCAACCCAGCAAGTTTGTTGTTGAGAATGAGTTGTTATATCCGGAAGGGTGTGCTATAAAATATATAATAAGACACCGTGATAAGGGGAAGAAACAGGACTTATTGAAAGCGATACATTTTATAGAGATGATAATAGAGAGGGATTATGAAACAGATATTTAAACCACAGACTGAGTGGCTACCTCCCCAAGATTTTCCTAATTTGTTAAAATACGATGAGATTGCAATTGACTTAGAAACTAAAGATCCTGATCTTAAAACCATGGGTTCAGGCTCTATCACAGGCAGAAGTAAAATAGTTGGAATAGCTGTAGCTGTTGAAGGTTGGTCTGGATATTATCCTATCGCACACGAAGGCGGTGGTAATATGGATATTAAAATGGTTCTAAAATGGTTTCAAGATGTATTGAACACACCAGCAACAAAGATATTTCACAACGCCATGTATGACGTATGTTTTATTAAAGCTGCAGGACTTAAAATTAATGGACCCATCGTAGATACCATGATTGCTGGCTCTCTCGTAGACGAGAATCGCTTTCGATACGATTTAGGCTCTATGGGTAGGGATTACCTTGGAATAGGTAAAAACGAGGCTGTATTGAAAGAAACAGCAGAACTTTGGGGTGTAGATCCTAAGTCTGAGATGTACAAATTACCTGCCATGTATGTAGGTGAGTATGCTGAACAAGATGCAAATCTAACTTTAAAACTTTGGCAAGAGATGAAAAAACAAATGTATCATGAGGATGTTGAAGATATATTTAAATTAGAGACCGAACTTTTTCCTTGCCTCGTTGATATGCGTTTTTTAGGAGTGCGTGTAGATACTGAAGCAGCATATCAATTAAAGCAACAATTAGTAGAAGAAGAAAAAGAATGCTTACAAAAAGTAAAAAAAGAAACATCAGTAGATGTTCAAATATGGGCTGCACGTTCAATTGAGAAAGTCTTTCAAAAATTGAACCTACCATACGACCTAACTGCCAAAACACATTCTCCATCATTTACTAAAAACTTTCTGCAGAACCATCCACATCCTTTGGTAAAACAGATAGCTCGTGCTAGAGAGATAAATAAATCTCATACTATC